TTCTTATGATAGCACAACTGGGGTTGTAAAATATTGGCAAGATAGAACTACCGTCGGATTTAATTATGGTGGGGAATATGGTGATACAATAAATCCAATATCCGGAACAAATAGAAAAACCGAAAATGCCCCATTATTTGGGTATAATCTAAATCGATTCAGCTCAACTGTTGGTACAGGTGGAACAACAACAATAAAAAATATAAATTTATCCTCTCTAAATGTACAAATAGATTCTACTTTTACTGGAATAACGACTACTATCATAAATAAAACATATAACCTGGGACAGTTTTTTGAAAACGGTGTTTCTACACCAGAACCCAAAAAATATTCTGGAAATATAATTCATTTGGATAATAGACCCTCAATTTTGAGGAATATAAGTCAAAAAGAAGATATCAAAATTATTCTACAATTTTAATTAATCATGCCACAAGAAACTAATCTTAATGTATCTCCATACTTTGATGATTACTATGAGCAGGATATTGGGGGAAAGGCAAATAACTACCATAAGGTACTATTTAAGCCAGGATATCCAGTACAGGCAAGGGAATTAACTACTTTACAGTCAATATTACAAAATCAAGTAGAACAATTTGGTACTCATTTTTTTAAAGAAGGATCCAAAGTAATTCCAGGTCAATTAAATTACATAAAGAATTTTTATGCTGTTCAAATTTCGGATGAATTTTCCGGGATTCCAGTTTCTCTTTATTTAAATAATTTAGTTGGTTTAATCATAAAGGGGGAAACATCAGGAATTAGAGCAAAAGTAATAAAAGTATTAACCTCACAAGAATCAGAAAGAAATACAACAACTCTTTATATTGATTATATCGATTCTTCATCTATAGATTCGAGCGCAAAAGAATTTTTTGATGGGGAAATTTTAGTAGCAGAACAAAATATATCATTCGGAAATACTTTTATTTTAGCTGGACAAGGATTTGCTTCTGCAATTTCAAATAGTTCAAGTGCGATTGGATCTGCATTTACGATATCGGAAGGGGTATACTTTATACGAGGAAATTTTGTAAATGTAACTGATGAATTAATTTTATTGGACCAATATTCAAATAATCCAAGTTATAGAATAGGATTATTTGTAAATGAAGAAATAATTACGGCAGAAGTTGATCAATATTTAACTGATAATGCTCAAGGTTTTAATAATTATTCTGCTCCAGGTGCGGACAGATTAAAAATTACCGCAACCTTAACAAAAAAAGAAATAACAGATTATAATGATGTAAACTTCATTGAATTAGCAGTAGTAAATGGTGGTACCCTAAGATCAATTAAAGAAAATACACAATATAATATTTTTGCGGATGAATTGGCCAGAAGAACTTATGATGAATCTGGAGATTATTATATAAATGCATTTAGTGTATATCCCAAAGAAAGTTTAAATGACGGGAAGGGAAACAATGGAGTATACAATCAAAATGAATTAACAGAAGATGGACAAATTCCTTCGGATGATAAAATCGTATATAAAATAACTCCAGGTAAAGCCTACGTTAAAGGATTCGAAGTTCAATCATATTCTACTAATTTTATAACTGCAAATAAATCAAGAGATTATAAAAGAGTAAATGACCAGGCAGTAAATTTTGTATATGGTAGCACATTAACTCTGAATAGAGCATTTGGCTCACCGTCTTTAAATATTGCGTCACCATCTACAGTAAGTCTTATAAATTCCAGAGTTGGTATAGCCTCAACTACGGTGACTGGTAAGGAAATTGGATTAGCAAGAGTTTATGATTTTGCATTAGAATCAGGATCTTATAATACATCTCAACCAAATGCAAATGAGTGGGATATATCTCTATATGATATTCAAACATACACTGAAATTGCATTAAATGAACCAATTACATTAACTGCACCAACACACATTAAAGGTAAGTCTAGTGGAGCAGTCGGATTTTTAAGATATAATGCTTCAAATTCTGGTATTATTACTGCATATAACACTAAAGGAAATTTTGTAGTTGGTGAAAGATTTATTTTTGACGGTGTAGAAAATAATAGAGTTTCAACTGCAATTACATCATACTCAACAAATGATGTAAAATCTCTATATGGAATAGTTGGATCCGCTTCTACTTTTACTGCAGATGTAAAATTATACACGAGTGTGGATGCTGGTCCTGTGACAATTACCGCATCAGGAGGAGGAATAAGTACAGTAACTTCTTCAGGTTTTATTTTCACTGGAATTGCAACTGTCGGTAATATTGTTGCATTTTCAAATCCAGGACTTTCTGTTAATACTTTTGCGAGAATACAATCAGTTTCTCAAAGCTCTATCACTATTTCTGGAGTTACAACAGTAACTGGTGTTTGTGACGGAGGATTGCCAACTTCACTAATAAATCCAAGCAGTCTTAGAATTCTATATTCTAATTTCCAGTCTTCGGTAGACAACACGTTATATACAACTCTACCAAAAAGAAATATTGCGTCATTAGACTTAACAAATTCTTCATTAACGGTTAGAAATCAATATAACGTAACAATATCATCTAATTCAACAAGTACAGTTATTGCTGAAGAGGATGAAACATTTTTGCCATTCGATGAAGAAAGATATGTTCTTATCACAAACAGTGGAATAACAGAAAGTTTAAGTGAAGATAAAATAGTATTTTCAAATGGCGGTAGAGAAGTAACTATCAATGGTCTTCAAACTTCTTCTGGCACAGGAAAGTTAATTGCGACACTAAGGAAAATAGATATCAAGTCTAAGGTTAAAAATAAAAATAGAATAAGAACTATCATAGTAGATAAATCAAAATATCAATATTCGGGAATTGGAGCAACTACCAATAATGATGGGTTGACTTTTGGTACATATCCATACGGAACTAGAGTTCAAGATACTGATATTTGTTTACTAGAACCAGATGTAACAAAGTTATATGGTATTTTTGAATCAAATGATACTTCGAATCCAGAACTACCAAGTTTAGTTTTAACTACAATTAATGGACCCAATAGTAAAACTGACGATTTATTAATCGGGGAAGAATTTGTTGGATCTATAAGTGGAGCAGTTGGAACTTATGCAGAAAAAATAAATTCCCTAAAAATTTCATATATTGCATTAAATTCCAGTAAGTTTCAAGTAGGCGAGACGATTACATTTAAAGAATCTGGAATAACGGCTACAATTACTTCATTTGATGCTGGTGATAATAATATCACCTCAAACTACGTCTTTGATAATGGGCAAAGAGCAACTATTTACGATTATTCTAGAGTAATTAGAAAATCGGCAGCGAAAGAACCAACGAGAAAACTTAAAATTGTATATGAGTCTGCAAGTTTTTCAACCTCAGATACAGGAAACTTGACAACCGCAGATTCATATTCACAATTTGATTATTGTGATATACAATCTGTAAATAGTATCAGCAATACCGACATTCTAGATATTAGACCTAGAGTTTCTCCATTTACTGTAACAAGTTCTTCATTATCTCCATTCGAATTTAATGCCAGATCATTCACCTCCAGTGGAAATTCAGCTTCTAATATTTTAGCTTCGGATGAATCAATTTTACTAAATTATTCATACTATCTTCCTAGAGTTGATAAAATTTATCTAACAAAAGACGGTATTTTCCAACTAAACAAAGGAGAACCTGCAGATAACCCACAGCCACCAACAGCAATTGATGACGCTCTAGATATAGCTACAATCACTTTACCAGCATATCTTTGCAATGTAAACGATGCAAGTTTGAATCTTTCTGAACACAAGAGATATAGAATGAAAGATATTCATTCTCTTGAAAACAGGATTAAGAATCTTGAGTATTATACTTCTCTTTCCTTATTAGAAACTGATACTTCAAATCTTTTTATTAGAGATGTAAATGGATTGAATAGATTCAAATCAGGATTCTTCGTTGATGACTTTTCTACAACTTCTGCACAGAAAAAAGAAACAATTATTAAAAATAGTATTGATGTTGCTAATTCCGAACTAAGACCATCACCATACACAACTGAAGTTGATTTAATCTTGGGATCAAACTCTTTAATTGGGTTGGGTGTTACTTCCAATCCAAACGTTGATGCAAATTTCGTAACTGATTTGGTAGGAACTAATGTTAAAAAGGCAGGGGGGTTAATCACTCTAGATTATTATGAAGTTGAAGAAATAAATCAACCTTATGCCACAAGAGTTGAATCAGTTGCTCCATATAGAGTTGGGTACTATGGGGGAACCATTAACCTAGCACCATCTTCTGATGTTTGGGTTGATGTAGTAAGACTAGTTGCTAATACTACAGAAGTAGCAACGAATTATATTCAATCAGAGTCTCAAATTACTGCATCCGAATTGGATAGTCAGAGTGGTTTTGGACCCGTAACTTGGGGATCTTGGGAAACTGTATGGACTGGTTCTAGTGCCGCAAAGGATTCTAGAACAGTAAATGTTGGATATTATATAATCAAGGAAGATTTGGAGACTGTTACAAAAACAGGAACAACCACAAGAACCGGTGTTAGAAAAATTACTAAGGATGAGTTTAAAAATGTATCTTTAGGAGATGCAGTTTTAAGTACAGACATTAGTTCTTTTATGAGATCAAGAAATATTGAATTTGTTGCAAAGAGATTAAAACCATATACAAGAGTATATACATTCTTCAACGGCATTGATGTTAACAAATATATTACTCCAAAACTTTTGGAAATCACCATGACATCTGGAACTTTCCAGGTTGGAGAGACAGTTGAGGGAATAATTCCAGATACGGCATATCTTTTAGTTTCTTCATCATCTTCTGGTCTTGGAAGTCTTCAATCTGATCCAAAAATAACCTTTAGGGTAGCTTCTTCAAATCACAAGTATGGTCCATATAATGCACCAACAGAAGTCTTTACTGGAAATCCATATAATTCTTCACAATCAATTCCAGAAACTTATTCATCAACTGCAACAGTTTTAAACGTTGACACTTTTAGTTTGTCTCAACAACCACAAGGTAGTTTCTTTGGATTTATTCAAAGTGGAATGAAACTAAGAGGACAAACTAGTGGAGCTGAAGCCACAGTAACGAATATTAGATTAGTAACAGATCGTATTGGTGTTATTATTGGATCATTCTTTATTCCAAATCCAAATGTATTTGGTAATCCAAAATTTGAAAGTGGAACAAAACTTTTTAGAATTACAAGTAGTCCATCAAATTCCTTGATAGATTCTACGACAACAAGTGCAGAGGAAAAATTCTATTCCGAAGGAAAGATTAATAGGGTTCAGGAAAATATTCTTTCAGTGAGAACTGTTAGAACAGAGACTCAAACTATATCCGAAAGCAAATCCGAAAGTTTGACAGGGCCAACTTCCGTTGTTTCTACAACTATTGTTGGCAATACACTACCGCCATATGTACCGCCAGCACCACCAGTGGTTCCTGCGAATCCACCAACACAAGTTGATTATGCAGCGGAACCTGCAGCACCGACTTATCCACCGGTTATAGATACTCCAATTGATTTTGGCGGAGGATATGTTCCAACTAATTTTGGTGGGGGATATGTTCCAACTACCACAACTGTAACCCCAACTCCCACTACAACGACTCCAACTACAACGACATCCACTACAACGAAGAAGAAAGGAAAGGCCGGCGTTGAGTTTTTAAATCTCAATGCTCAAGGACTGCTTATTGGTGTTGGTGGCAAACAAGGAACATCTAAACTCTTGAAAGGAAATGATTATTCCGTTCCATTACAAACAGTTAATGGAAAAACTTATGGTGAACTTAAGAAAAAATTTGGACAAAAAGAAGCAACACAAACATT